GACACCTAACCCACTCCTAATAAATTTAATTCTTATAAATATATATATTTAGTAATTAAATATAATGAGATTTTATAAAGGCAAATACAAATTAAAAAATATTAATAAATATATAGGAAATAAAAATAATATCATATACAGGTCATCGTGGGAAAAACGATTCATGAAATATTGTGACTCTAATAACAATATAGTGTCTTGGTCTTCTGAAGAATTATATGTTCCCTATGTATCACCAATAGATAACAAATATCATAAATATTACCCAGACTTTTTAATTAAAATTAAAGATAACACCAACCAATTCAAAATAATTATGATAGAAATAAAACCACACAAAGAAACAATTAAACCTTTACAGGGAAAAAGGAAACGACGAACCACATTTTTAACAGAAATGAGTAAATGGGCAGTGAACTCTTCAAAGTGGCAATACGCACAAAAATATTGTCAAACAAGAAACTGGGAATTTAAAATACTAACAGAAGAACATATATTATGAGTAAAACCAATTTTAAACAATTACTACAACGGCTGTCATCGTCTGGAATAAAAGCAAACACACACAAAGCTAGAGAGTGGTTTAGATCAAAAGTAAGACAATCTGGCATAACTAGAACAACCCTGATGTTAGACAAGGAAAGATTTTCTTCTGCTATCACAGTTGGAAAAATGTACTGCTATTATTACAGTCCTAAACATGCAAAGATTTTGCCATACTATGACGAGTTCCCTTTAATATTTGTAGTAGATATTAACAAGGGAGGTTTTCTGGGAATTAATCTGCACTACGTATCGCCAAGGGATCGGCTGGTGATCATGGAATCACTATCAACAATCACTAATAATAAACGATACGACAGAAGTACAAAACTGGCTCTATCATACAATGTATTAAAAAAAATATCTAAATATAATATGATAAAACCATGTGTCAAACAATATCTGATATCACATGTAAGAAGTAATTTAATGAACATAGAAGCAAATGAATGGGATATAGCTATATTCCTACCGGTACAAAAATTTAAAAAATCATCTCCATCTAAAATATGGAACAGAAAAGGTTAATATAATGTTTAATATAAACTCATTTCAAACTAATTTATCAACATATGGTTATAACAAAGCAAACAGATATTCCGTTACCATAACTGGAGCGGGAAACTCCGACTTAATAGATAGTTTAGAATATAGATTACAATCCTTTGCTTTACCAGGCAAACAAATATCAACTTCAGATGTAATAGACGGTACTGGTCCAATAAAAAAGGTTCCATATACTACAACATACGAGGATCTAGTATTAACATTATTGCTTGATAAAAAACTTTCACAAAGAACACATATCTCACAATGGATGGGAAGAATAATACCATCTCATGAATCTGAAGGTTCAGTTGGAAGTGTACAAATGTATTCTGACTTCGCAAAAGCAACCATCAACGTTATGACATATTCAGAAGAGGGAAATCCGACAAATGTAGTAACATTTCATAAAGCATATCCAATAGGTATAGGAAATATATCTTATGGATATGCAAATGACACCCCAGCAACAATAGATGTTTCATTTGCATATGAATATTGGACCACAAAATAAATACTAAATAAGTTTTTAAACAATAGAAAAGGAAATATTATGAATTTACCAAAAATATCAGCACCAACATATGAATTGATTGTACCATCAACTAAAACAACTATAACCTATAGACCTTTTTTAGTGAAAGAAGAAAAAGTATTATTAATGACAAAAGAAAGTAAAGATGCAAATGAAAATGAAATATCAACAGTTATAAAACAAATTGTAAACAACTGTGTAATATCTGAATTATTAATAGATGATTTATCTACATTTGACTTGGAATATATATTTATCAACCTACGTTCAAAATCAGTAGGCAATATAATAAATCTAACATACGAACATGAATGTCCTAATAACGAGAAAATGAAAACTATACCATTTGATTTAGATCTAGATGAGGTAACTATTGAGGGGTTAAAAGAAAATTCAAATATTATAAAAATCAACGACTCAATATCTGTTATTATGAAATACCCAGATTATAAATTAATAACAGAATTGGCTAATACAGATGCCAAAGAAATGTTATCTGATATGAAAATAATTGTTAATTCAATGCAATATATTATGGAAAATGATACCAAATTTCTTGTATCAGATTTTCCTCATGAAGAAGTAGTAGAATTTTTAGAATCATTAACATCAACACAATTTATAGAACTGCATAATTTCTTTGATGGTCTTCCAAAAACAACATTTAAATCTAATATAAAATGTGAACATTGTGATTTTACTCACAATATACATTTAACAGGAATAACTGATTTTTTCGTATAAGTCTATATCATGATACACTACTTGATCATTACAAAACAAATTTTGCATTAATGCAATATCATAAATATTCATTGACTGAGTTAGATAATATGATTCCGTATGAAAGAGATATATATGTATCACTATTATCTGAATATTTAAGAGAACAAGAAAGAATAAGATATAAGGCAAGAAATTCATAATGATAAATTTATCAAACAAAATAATTAAATTATCTGAAGCTATAGATTCTTTAAGAATATTCCCAAGAATATTCATATCTACATATATGATTTTATTATATAAATCAATCATATGGTTTATGTCGTTATCTGCACCAACACCAGAACAAACAGCATTAATATCAGTCATTACTGGTGTTGGTGCTGCTTGGTTTGGTCTATATATTGGATCTGGAAAAAAATAATAATAATAAAAGAGAGTCGATATGCCTTCATTAAAATCAATCACCAATAATGTTAAATCATCGAATTTAAATGATGCCGTAAATAAAGAGAAAGATAAATTAGAATCAGAATCATCTAAAACATTATTAAATGAAATTGAGGGAGTATTAAACTCTACCAATGTAAATGATACTAAATCATTAAAACATTTAGGTGATTCTCTAACTGATATATCTCAATATATAGAATCTAATACAAAAATAAATGAATCTGAACGAAAAGTATTAGACCAAATAGTAAAAGAACAAAAACAAATAATCCAAAATGAAACTTCATTATCTACTAGATTGGGGAAGACTGTCCAAGAAAAAGGTCAATCTATAGCACAAAGAGGATTTGACTTCCAAGCATCAACACTTGGTGTAATGGCTGGTTCTCCAATGCTGGCAATGTTACTGGGTGGTGCTCAAAAACTAACAGAAAAATCTATTGGTGGTGTTTCTAATATAATAGAAAGACGTAAACAAGACAAAGTAGAACGAGATGAAAGAGCATCTAGATTAGGGCAAGAAAACAATATCACAGATAATGTCAAAACTTCCGTTTTGACACCTACAAAGTTATCATCAATATCAAAACCAACTGAAAATTCCAACCCACTAGTACCATCTGGCGTTTCAAATGATAAAGTTTCCATAGAATCAAGAATGGAAACTAAAAGAAGCTCAACAAGAATATACAAAGTATTAAAACATATAGACGACGACTTACATAAATTAATAAAGATACAAGGAAAAGGAAAAGGAAAAGGTATTGGGTTAGACGGGTTGTCGGGTCTACTTAAAGGTTTAGGAAATGCTTTATCGAAGTTGTTACCCCTCTTAGAACTGTTAGTAGGTGGTATAATTGCAGCACTGACAGCGCTGAAAGGTTTGAAAATGTGGTTGGGTCGCGACAAAGACAAACCTAAAAGACCACCACCTAAACCAGACCCTAAACCAGACCCTAAACCAGACCCTAAACCAGACCCTAAACCCGGTAAAAAACCAATACCAGGAGACACCGATACAAAACGTATAGGTAAGCCAGGAGACACCGGCCCAGACAAATTGTGGGGGGAGTCATTCACCGACCCAGACAAAGACAAAGACACAAAACGTATAGGTAAGCCAGAAGACACCGACACCGACAAAAAACGTATAGGTAAGCCAGAAGACAAAAACAAAGACAAAAAACGTATAGGTAAGCCAGAAGACAAAAACAAAGACAAAAAACGTATAGGTAAGCCAGAAGACACCGCCACCGACAAAAAACGTATAGGAAAATCTGAACAAAATAATAAGAACGATGAAAAAACAAAACAAAAACAACATGACACTCGCACAACATTCTTAAAGAATGAACAAACAAGATTAACGAAGGAGCAGAAAGAACGTGAAAGGCTAGCAGAACAAGAGAAAGAACGTGAAAAGAAAGCACAAGAAAAACAACGAGAAGATATAAAGAAATATCAACAAAAGAAAGCTTACGAAAATATATTCAAGAAACAAGAAGAACAAGAAAGAGTTCAAAAACAAAAAGAACAAGAAAAAGTTCAAAAACAAAAAGAACAAGAAAAAGTTCAAAAACAAAAAGAACCCTTAAAAAAAGAACCATTAAAAAAATTCTTTGAAGAAAATAATCTAAATGAACAAACGACGGATAATAATAAAACATCCAAAGACGGCAAAAATCCTTCATCCAAGTTTGCCAAAGTTAATAAAGCTATGGGTGTTGGCGCTCAAGCACTTGGAGTATTGCAGATAGATGACAATATGGATGAAATTAGATCATTTATGGAAGGTGGTCATTACGTATCCGCTGTTACAAAAACAATTTCATCAATCGCTCAGGTACTGCCGAGTGCGCAAGCACAAGTAATTTCACTAATAACCGATTATGCAGCAGAGATAGCTGCAAAAAAAGATTGGAATGCTGTCGGAGAAATGATAGGCGAAGACTTAAATAATGTGAAAAACGTAATTGCAGAGAGACTTGAAGATCCAAGCAAATTACTAGAAGATGTAGAAAAATTCAAGGATAATGTTGTCAGTCAGTTCAATAGCGCTGTCGAAACCTTATCAACTCCGGTAGACTCTGCCGTGGGGTTTGTACATAAATTAGGAGAAGCCACATCCAAACTTGGACAAGTGGCCGGATCAATAGTGACAGATGCATTAGGAATGAATGCACCAAGTAAATATGATTTACAAGGAGTTGCTAAAGCCCCTGCAGGAGATACAAGCAATCTATCCGCTGCTATAAACATGGAATCTGGACAATCACCAGCAAAAACAGTAGAGGCATCAATGCTAGGTGGTTTAGCTGACACAATAGTAAATCAAACTAAAGATCAGATAACTACCGTACTTAAAACAGTTATTGGAAAAAGTGCCCAGAAAAAAGAAGAAACCGATAATGTATTATCACAGCTGTCTTCTATGGATAACGATTGGCAAGCAAGACAAGATGCAATACAAAATAAAGTAAAAGAACAACAAGAACGATTTGCACAACAAAATTCTGCCGAAGGACAAGCGAGCACCTTAGCTGCATTGGAAGAAAGATTCCCACAAATGAAAGAAGAAAGGTTGGCAGCAGAAGAAGATGCCAAAATAAAAATAGAAGCTATGGCTCGTGAACAAGAAGAAAGACTAAAACAAGAAGAAATCAATCTTGCAAAAATACAACAACAAAAAATAGATGATGAAATAGCTAAACAAAACGCAGAAAAAGAACGTCTTATAGAAGAACAAAAAATACAAGCAGAACAAGACATTCTTGAACAAAAGAAAAAACAAGCACTATTAGAAGCAGAAAAAGTAGAATCCATGATAAATTATAATATGGATTTAAACGCACCATCAACCGAAGATACTAATAGAATATCATCTGCAATTAACATGGAAAGTGGACAAGAACCAGCTCAATCATTACAATCATCAATGATGGGTGATGTTATGACGGGTGCCAAAAATATGTTAAATTCGGCATCTTCATATTTTCAAGAAGATCCAGATGAAGACGATTTTGGACCAAGAGATACATCTTATGACTCAAGCGATATATGGAACAATTATGATACATCACCAAACATGGACAAGGGAATTTCTGACAATGCATATATTGATGAAGCAGCAGTCAATGGTGCTAACGATGGATTATACGAATTAGCACCAGCATCTGAAGGTGTGAGTTCTATGTTTGAAGAATTAGGTGACGAAGTTATATCTCTAAGTGACAATTTAAGTAAATTTGGTTCTGAACTATACGAACAAACAAATAATCTATCAATAACACCTGGCGGCGGTTTCTCTCCGTTGTCACAAACACAAAGAAGAGAAATAAATGACGACATAATAAATAATAAAACATCGACATCCGATATACAATCAGAAACGTCATTAGCAATAACATCAACTCCAACATCAACGCCAGCATCAATTATAGAATCTATATTATCACAAGATTCAGAAAATGTTGAACCAAAAGATACAGATTCTGGTGAGTATTGGAAACTCCAAAATGAACTGGATCAAGATAAAATTCGACAAGATGAAGAACAATTAGATCGCATTGCACAAGAACGCATTGAAATAGAAAATGCCAAGAGAATAAAAATAGCAGCAGATGAAGCACTAGCTAAACAAGAACAAAAACGCGCTCTTGAAGCTTGGTTATATCAAGATGAAGAAAACAAAAGAATACAAGCAGAAGAAGATGAGAAAGAACGAGTTAATCAAGAAAATATAGAAAATATAAGATTGACAGAAGAAGCATCTGAAAGAGAAAAAGAAAGATTAGAATTAGAAAGAATTCAAAAAGAAGAACAAGCAGAATTCGATAGACAAGAAGCAGAAGAAGCAGCAGAATTTGCACGAATATTAAAAGCAGAAGATGATGCTCAAGCCGCAAAACAATTAGCAGTTGAAGAAGAAAGAGCAAGACAAAAAGAAAAAGAAAGATTAGAATCTATTGCTGAAGATGCAAGAATTGAAGCCGCAAGAATAAAATATAATGAAGCGGCAGTAGCAAGATGGAAAGCTGAAGCAGCCGAAGAAGCAAAACGTAATGATTGGGTAAAAATACAAAAAGCACAACAAAAACAACAAAGAGAAAAAACGTTTACTTCTGTTAATTTCGCCCAACAAGCACTAGATAAAATGGCAACAAGGGACAACAGTTCATCTTCAGCTTATAACAATAACTCGTCATATAACAACCAACAAACATCTTCTAATATAACTAATAATTATAATAATGAAGCACAATCTGGATACCCCTCGTACATGTTTGCTAATCAAGATGATGACTAAATTACATGATTGAAATATATTCATTATTGTTGATTATGTCAATGATAATGAATAGTTACGAAGAACAAGATTTTAAAAAAAATATTGATGAAAATGTATCACTAGCAACATCAACGAGATTTACCGGAGAACAAACAAAACATACGGTTATTTCTGTACACGGTATTTCCGAACATTCTTCAACTTTCTCTAAACTACAATCATTCCTATCATATGATAATGTAAATCTATTGTCATATGACATTAATGGATTCGGAAAAAATGTGGAAAAAAATGTCGGTATAGATGCATGGAATAAACAACTACTCAATAAAATTGATTATGTAATTCAATCTTACCCAAACATACACATAACTCTTATAGGTAATTCTATGGGAGCCGCAATTATACTTCATAATTATGCAAAATTAAAAAAATACATTCATTCTAAAACTGGTAGAAATCCTACTGTAATTCTTATTTCTCCAGGTATCATAGAACATCACTCTGTATATTCACCGTTCAAATATATTCTCAAGTCATTTGATTTTAATATATACTATGACTTATTACCACAATTTAAAGTATCTAATTCCACCGATCAAACTGAAATAAGATATAATGATAATCTTATTAGACACTATATTAATTCTAATACACTTTATCACTCTATCAATATTATGGAATCAGGGTTCAATAATATTATGAAGTTGGGAGGTGATGAGAATATACATATTCTATATCCTGACAACGACCTCCCAATACTTAATGATTGGGAAACGTCGCTCCCATATACTCATACTATAAAATATTATAATTCATATCACCTTCTCCTTAATTCGAATGAATCAATTATGAAGGATATTCTCAAAATTATTACCGATCAGGAATAATTCACTAATATATTAAGATATTTTCAATATTATTCCCGATCAGGAATATCCTCAACTTCCTTTTCAGTACCGACAACTCCCTGTAATGTATTTAATAACTCAATACATTCTTCTACTATCAATGATCTCTCAGATGGTGTCAATTGCGTGGCAAAAATCGTATTCCGTATACCCAATATCTCATCTAAATGGTCATCCGTTATCTGCGGATTTACTTCCTTGTATAGTGCCGAGGAATATATTCGGAGATCATCTGCAACTGAATGGATCTTTACATCCTTTCCAGATTTCTTGTCCTTTATTGTCTCATATACTGACCATGTATTACGAATAGCTGAGGAACACGTCATTAATTGCTCTGCCGTTTCATAGATAGATTGCTTTATGTTTTCTTTCGGAGATGATACTTTGTTTGCCATTGACTTATCTTCTGATATCCTCTCACGATCTCTATCTTCTTCAAGATAAGATTCTTTAATTCTTATCTTTTCACGTGCCTCCCATTCAACTTGATCCGGAGGACTTATGCAAGAATATAAACAGTCCGAATTGTCAAACGACGAACCCGCCTGAGCATTTGCAACAAAACCCAGAACATATAATATACTCAAAACCCATAATATACCTACCAATATTATTACAAACCGCACTATTAAATCCACACTGAACTTCTTTATTAAATTTAGTATATCTCTCATATCTCTCACCTATAATATAATTTCGGTACTCTCTATAATGATATCATTCACTGGAACATTCTCATGCTGACGTACCGTGATTTTCTCTACTGATGATAGAGAATCTAATACATCCATCCCCTCTATAACTTTTCCAAATACAGCATATCCCCAACCCTGTTGCGTCTTACCTGTATGATTTAGAAAACTATTATCTGCGTAATTTATGAAAAACTGTGCAGTTGCTGAGTGCGGAACTCCTGTCCTTGCCATGGATATAGTTCCTCTCCTATTAGACACACCATTGTCTGCCTCATTCAGTATCGGTCCCTTAACAGTTTTTTGTGTCATTTCGTCGTTTATCATCGGCTCAAATCCACCACCCTGTATCATGAATCCTGGTATCACTCTATGGAATATTGTACCATCATAAAAATTTTCATTACAATAACTTAAAAAATTCTCACACGTTACTGGGGAATTCTCTTCATCCAATTCTATTACTACTTCTCCATAATTCGTTATCATTTTTACTTTTTTCATTTTTTCACCTTTTCAAATATTTTTTCTAAATAAAATTTTTCAAATAAACACTTTTTCACAGAGTGAGCCTTTACCCCTTTCTCGGCAACCTACCCCACTTCCTAATATAAAGTGTCAAGCGTTGATTACTATCTCCAATCAGTAGCTATATAATATACTAATAATGTACATGATATACCAATTAATATAGGTAATAATAATATAGCTATAATATAGTTGAATATGTTAATATTATCTGTTCTCATAGACTCCCACCTCATATTATTACTTTTATCCACGTCGTCTGAACGTTTCCATCGTTTCACTTTCTGTATATATTCATCTATATTATATACTGGTTTAGTATATGATTTACCATTAGAATACATGTATATATTATACCCAAAGAGTAGACATACTAATAT